CAAACTCACATATCTTCTCACCATGTAGTTGGTTAAGATTGTCCAGCGCCCCCTTCGCGAACTTGAACGCCTCGGGTAAGGGGGTGCCGTCTTTGATGTAGAACTCAGCCGCTTCGTGGAAACGTGTTCCATAGTGCATGGCCTCCGTCTCCTGCTCCTTGAAGTCCTTGACCACCTTCAAGTGGTAGTACTTCTTGGGGCACTGCTCGAATGTCTTGATCGATGAGAACGACCATGCGGGTAACTTTGTCATTGGGTGTCCCTTGTTCGGATGGTTTTAGCCGCTAGTTTTGGTGTAAACCCACACATCAGGCAACCACCTTGGTCATTCTGTGCAAACTCCATCAGCGCAGGCGCGTCTTCAATCATCTGCGCTATTGCCTCACGCTCGGTCTGCTTGCCTGCCTCGTATCCCTCTTGCCATGACATGAAACTGCTCGGGTCAATGTTTGCAAGTGTGTGTTTTGCGACAAGGGCGGCAAAGGCTTCAAGTGCATCGGCAAACTTTGCGTAGTTTGTGCCAAGGCCATACACATCTAAATGCGATTTGTCTGCCATGCTAAATAGTTCTTCTCTGTTCATCAGCAATCTCCGTATGACTTGCCATAGCCTGACTCACAATTAACGGGCAGCCCAGTAGCCCATTCGGGAACCCAACGCATACACGCTTCCACGTACAACTTGGCTTCCTCGACCTCAGCGTTACGTACGACAATGGCAATAGCGTCATGCACAGTCAGCACAACCTTGTATCGCTTACCAATACGTAGCATCTGCTCTGCAATGATACACCTAGCAATGGCTTGGCACACATTCTCAATAACTTTTCCACCATAAATACGGGTGCGACCCTTGCGGGTTTGGTAGTGGAACTCCACCCCCTTGTCTGTCTCGGTGAACCGCAGGTCGTCATACCGCATCAGCAGACCACTCGGCAGGCGGATTGCGCTCTCAGCAGGAACCAACTCAAGCACACCAGCCCGGCCAAGCGGAGATGAATCACCCCTTGACAAGTTCACAAGTGCGTTCTGAGCCTGTCGCCATAGGCGTACCACGGCATCGTTTGTCCTGCGGTAAATATCAATGATGCGTCGGGACTCTTCCAACTCCACCTCGGCACCCATAGTTTTCAGTTGGGCTTGGAACTTGACTGCGCCCATGCCGTAACCCGCACCAAGAATCGTAGTCTTACCCACGAACCGCTCGTCCTTTGTAATCTCGAACTCAGGCTTGCCGTAGATTGCGGACGCCATCTTCTTGTACACGTCTTTACCTTCAGCAAACGCTGTGACCAAGTCCTCTTGTCCTGACAGCCACGCCAACACACGTGCCTCAATCTGTGCAGAGTCAGCGTCAATGATTGTGTAACCCTCGGGTGCAATGATCGCCTTCTTTAACTTATTACCATTCGCCCCACGGCTCGGCAAGTTCTGCATGTTGATCTTGTCGTCGCCACCGAACCTGCCTGTGTGTGCGGCATAGTATCTGATCGGTACTGGCAGGGAACCACGCTTGGCAATGTCAATAAACCTTTGCGTACGTGTTTCTTCTAGCGTACTTTTAGTGCCAAGACGTGCGGCAACCAACGCTTGCACCCTGACATCGGGATGGTCAGCCAACGCCTTGAACTCTTCGTCTGTCTTAGCAAACGCCCACGCTTGTTTGCCTGTCTTTGCGCTAATCTTCATGGGGGGCTCAACACCAAACGATTTGAGCAGTTCACCAAACTTGTCATTAGACATAAGTTCAGCCTTGTCCACACCGCTACTCTCAAGCAATTCTTCCTTACGCGCCTTGGTCTCAACCAAATGTTGCTCAAGCATCTCAAGGTCTAACTCAAGCCGTGGCTCGATGAACATGCGCAGGGTCAGGTCAATGATCTTTAACTCTTGCTTGGGAAACTTACGTGCCATCTTGTTAAACAGCGCGTACGTTAACTCCACATCGTTGATGCAGTAATCACCATAGCGGGACAGTTCTTCTTCGGTGAAGTCGGCGCGATGTTTGCCAAGGGCGTTTACAACTTCAGTGCCCTTCTCGCCCAACTTGTACCTCTCTGCCAACGCCTTGAGTGACCCGCCCACCTCCACACCATGTAGAGCACGCCCCATGCACAGAGTATCGAGCCAAACACGAGGATAAATACCAAAGCGCCAATTAAGGATAGCACCATCGAACAATGTGTTGTGAGCCAAGACCATCGAGTCTGCCCAGTTGAATGACTTCTGTAACCAATCCCTGAGTTGTTCATACGTACCACTTGCCCATACAGTTTCGTCGCTGTTGACTTTTACGCCAACACCAATGACTTCGAACATATCACTACGTACATATTCCTCTGTTGTAATCTTCGAGAGTGAGAACTCCCTGTCGTAATAAGTTTCAAAGTCAATCGTGATTAGGTTCATCTTCGTCTCCATCGTCTAGTTGTATGTCACCCTTGTGGGCGTACGTGCTTGCCATCATCTCGTCATAGTTGAACTCTTCTTCAAAGCACTCACGTGCCGTGACAAGGTCATCACTTGCACCCACTCGGGTGTCGTTGTAGACAAACAACTTCTTAGGCACCTTGACTGCCTCATTCAGAAAGTCAATGCCGTGTGACGTGATCTGCCACATGCCTGATGTCTTGGTCTTGCGCGGTGCACCTGCCTTGATCTCTTCCTTGGTCGGAGGCGGCGCGTATCTTTGTGCCACCAGACTCCAATGCTTTAGCGTAGAGATAGCATAAGAACGCATGACGTAACGCGGGGCACGTTCGGGTATGTTAATCCACATCTCGCCCGATGAGGCATGCTCTCGGTGTAGCCACATCAATGCCTTGACCATGCTCCCTGTCAACGGCAGGGTATTGATCTTGCCCCATCTATCGCATACGGCACAGTACCCACCCTTGTGCTCGGTTGTTTGTCTCCACGCACCGCGCAGTATCGCAGTGGCTTCGTTCAGTTCATCATTGCCTATCATCTTCGTTCTCCATTTAAATTACGAACAGTTACTCTCTTAGTCCAACAACGGGCACAGTGCCACTTGTTAGGACTCATCTGTATGCCACCCTCGGGGGGCTTCATGCTCTCGCATTTGTTGCACAGTTTGTGTTGGTGCAAGGGCTGTTTACTACCAATATCAAGTTGTTGTTTTACGAAACCACTCACGCTTCATGTTCCTTATGTGTACAGCAAAACTTGCTATCGTGTCAGGGCCAAACGCCTTCATCTTTTCAATCTCTTTGGCTACCTCTTCCAACGTAGCATTGCGCATGTTGTGTAAGTCACGTGGGGTAACGTACTCTTGAATGTCATCATCATCCATAATTCCTCCGCTTTAATTCTTCCTCATGTGCCGCCATAACATCTGCGCAGTATGGTCTGTTAGCCATGCTGATCTCGTGACGTTCTTCTTTGGTCAGCCCAACCCATTCACGCTCAGGCAATGGATGCCCCGCTTGTCTGTAGGCTTCCTCGCGCCATCGTTGCGCTCGTTGCTTGTGATACTCACAGTTTGGACAATCGTTCATAGTGGTGCATCCTCTTCATTAAACTTTTCTAAATCTTTAAGCCACTGTTTAAATTCTGAAAGTTTGTACAACTGTGGCCTATTGCCAACATTGGAAAGTCTTCGTTCGATTGCGGGTTTCGGTGGTTGTGGGTACCCTTCACGACGTCGACCTTTTATTTTGTATCTAAGGTCTGCTTCATCAATGTTTAATCTGTCAGCAATCTCGGGTATCTCAAATAAAGGTTCACGCTTGACATGAGGTTTATTTTTGTAATCTGAATACTTAAAAAGTTTCATAGCGGTGCATCCTCCTCGTTCTCAGGATTGAAAGGTAACTTGTTAAGTGGTTGTGTTCCCAACAACTTGCTTGGGAAAGGCCAGTAGTTGACTTGTTCGTCAACGGCTTCTGTGGCTATGCGCATGCGCTCATCGTTCATTGGGTGCTCCATCAGGTCTTGGACAATCGGTTGGCGGGATAACAACGCACCACACAGCCTTGTACTGCTTGCGTGGCGCGGGCTCCCATCGGTCAATGTATACGTCAGGCATGTTCTTTAAAACCTTCCTGACGTTGGTTCGTGTACAGCCTGACACCTCAGCAAGTTCTTCTAAGGTCAGGCCGTCAGTCATTTCGCGCAGGGTGATGCGCACCTTTTTGGTTACAGTCATTCTCATACTGTTGTAAAGTGCTTGACTTTAAAACGATGGATGATGCGGTCGATCAAGGGTTTGGGCGGTTCGATCAATGCGGTCTGTAACATCTCAGCAAACACGCCACCATCTTGCATGGGTTGCTTGCGTACGTAATGCACACCGATCTTGACTTTGCCTGTGTCGTACGGAGTTGGTCGTTGATTGTTCATGGTATTGCCTCCAATATGTTGGTCACTTCGTTTAAGTTTTCTTCGTTGACTACCCACACCAAGCCCCCTTGCTTAGTGATAGCGTCAATGTTCTTTTGTTGTAATGGGGTCGGTTTGTTGTTCCCTGCTTTGCACTCAATGGCAAAGAACGTACCACGGAGACACCCAACAATGTCGGGCACTCCGCTACCACCATATCCCCCTGTGACGGGGTAGAAGTAATAGGC